CAGGTATTCCAGAACCACCTTGTCCTGTTCCTGTACCTTCTGGATTTTTGTAATACTTATCACCTGCAGTACCAGAAGATTTAGTCAAATAAGTTTTTTCTTGTTGTCTAAAAAGTTCTTTTTCTTTGGCAGTTGGTTTATCATCATCACCACCACTACTCATATCTACAGACTCATTAAAGCCATAGTTCTTAGTTTCTTTGGGAGCACTCTTTTTCTTACCTTTATATCCATATTTCTTTTTGGATTTAGGAGTAGAACTTGCTCCAGTATTTGTACCAAACTTACCTTCTACACTATAACCATCACTAAAAAATACCATAGCTCCCCCTAATTACTCATCTGCATACCAGAGCCACTACTTGGTATCTGAAGACCACTATTTCTTCTTATCCTTAGAGCCTTCTTGCCCATCATATTTTTAGCTTGAGCTTCAGAACTTGTTTCTTCGTCATAAGCTCCTGCTACGAAAGTCGGTGTTTCTGTTTGCATCACTGCTGATCTAGCAGGTGCAGGTTTTGGTGCAGGGGGTTTCGTGTTAAAGCACATTATTCTTCCTCTAAAGTTTCCTCAAATAAGGATTCTAATTTCTGGATAATACTTTGCTGTCCTTGCAAGTATCTTAATTCTTCTAGGGTTATCTTTTGAGAAGGTAATCTATCTGGATAAGAAGTTTTAAGCTCATCCAATAGAGCCTTTGATATACTTAAGTTCTTACTAAAGATTGCCATTATATTCTCGTTGATAAATTCTTACAGTAACCACGTGAAGCGTGGGGTATTAGTACGTAAAAATTTAATCTTTGTTGAAAGTCTTTGATCTGTTTCTCACAGCTTTCAATACTTTGAGTTGCTCCTTCTTTTGGAGTAAAAGTTTTACAACTGTGTAAATTTCCAAATCCATCCATCATGCACACTGTCATGTAGGCTTGAAACATGGTTGATAATATAGTCATGTGAAAGTCCTCTGTTTCTATAGTGTAACTTTAGAGGACTGTTTCACATTTAAGTTATTGATTAGTCACAGTTTTTTATGCCTGTTTCTGGATCAATATAACAAGCTTCTGCATCTGGTTTTTCTTTTACTTCGTTAAGAATACCATATCTTTTTCCTGCAGCTCTAAAGGTTGTTATGCCTTTAGCTCCACCTTTCCATGCCTTATAATACAAGTCTTTAAACTGTTCGTAAGTGACATCATCACCTACATTACAAGTCTTAGAAACTGCAGAGTCTATATACTTCTGACATTGGATAAGAACATCAACATGGTCATTAGCTGTAATCTCATTAGCAGTTCTACCTTCTACACCATGACGATAAGCATAATCCTCTACCCTTTCTACATAGTGACCATCAAATTCATTAATGGTTCTATTGTAATAAAGACTAAAAGGTGGTTCTATTCCAGAACTTACATTGTCAGCAGTCAGTGAAATAGTTCCTGTTGGAGCAATAGAAGTTAAATGAGAGTTTCTTATTCCATGTGTAGCTATCAATTCTCTAATATCTTTAGGTAAAGTTTCAATAAATTTACCTTCTAAATATCTATCTTTGACGAAGAGAGGGAAGCTACCTTTTTCATTCGCTAGTTTTACTGATGTATAATAACAGTTGTCTCTTAACATTGTTAAAACTTTTTTAGTAAATCTTAAGAAGTCTTTAGCACCATAACGATAACCAAGAAGTTCTCCTGCATTAGCTAATCCTGTAACACCTATACCCATTCTTCTTTTAGCTTGAGCTTCTTTCTTTTGAGCTTCTAATGGGTAGATAGTACGATCAATAACATTATCTAATGCTCTTACTGCATGAGTTATATCATGGATAAATAAGTCTTCATTAAAGGAAGCAGTATCACGATCAACATACTTTACCATATTAAAACTTGATAGAAGACAAGCACCATGAGGTGGTAGAGGTTGTTCTCCACAAGGGTTAGTTGCAGATATTTCTTCACAATACCAAAGATTATTATTGTTATTGATGGTATCTAAGAACAAAATTCCTGGCTCTGCCCAATCAAATGTGGAACGCATAATTACGTCCCATAGAGCTACTGGATCAACTTCCTTATAAGTCCTGCCTTCGAACCTTAATGGAAATGGTGTCTTAGTTTCTAAAGCTCTCATAAATTCATCAGTACAACCTATGCTGACATTAAATCCTGTAAGAGATGTTGAATTATTTTTGGCAGTAATGAATTGCTCAATGTCTGGATGATCTACTCTAAGTACACCCATTTGTGCTCCTCTTCTATGTCCAGAAGAAGCTATGGTCTGACAGATTGAGTCAAAGATACCCATGAAAGAAACAACACCACTACTCTTACTATCAAGTGATTTGATGCGATCTCCTCTTGGTCTTAGGTTACTGAAGTCATAACCTATCCCACCCCCTTTACGCATGGTTTCTGCAGCTTCAGTTGCTCTTTGCATAATAGATTCCATTGAGTCATCTATCGTTCCACTCACAAAACAATTAAACGCTGTTGTTTGCCTACTAGCACCCATTGCATTTTGTACTCTTCCTGCAGGTAAGAACCTTTGGTTCAACAACATATCCTTGAAATATTCAAAGTGTAGTTGATTGTCTTTTAAGGCATCTGCAATTCTTACACATTTGGTATAGAAGTCTTCACCTTCTTGCCTGTATTTCTGTGTATCAATTTCCTCTGCTAGTTTTGTTTCCATACCAAACCATTCGTTCCTCATTACATCTCCTTCACAAATTTGCCATTAACCATCATTCCTTTTCTTTGAGATATTTCCTTGTAGACTTCTGTTAAGCAGTCAGTCGCAGAGAGACCCCACATATTGGCTTGGATAATAAGAGTTACAATTATATCTCCAATAGCATCACCAATCTCGTCTACATCTCCCTCTTGGATGGAATCGTATAGCTCGTTCACTTCTTCTAAAGTTTTACTAAACTGCAAGTTTGCTGTGCTTTGGTCAAAAATATGCCTGTCATCTGCCCAATCAATAATTTCTTTTTCTAATATTCTATCCATTCTTATCTAGTTCCCTCACTGTCTCTGTTAGTTTGTTTAAATAAAATTGTGCTTTTTCAAGGTCTGTAATTCTTGAACCTTTATACTGGTATCTATGCAGGTACTTCTTTGCGTTACCTTCAAGAAAACCAATAAAAGCTGTAGTGTTCATACTGTCCTTGAGGTAATCAATGCACTCAATGTTCCCCACAGTATAATGTGGTGGGTGATTTACTAAGTCGGTGTCCATAAGCTCACATCTCCTTCTTTATCGTACCCTTCGAGGTACTCACCTTTTCTTAAAATTCTTGCTAGTCTTGCGTTTTCCAAAGCTACTTCTTCTGACAATCCTGCCTTGTTATAAGTAGCTACAACCTTTTCCCAATAGGGTGGTTCATCTAAGATTTTCTCTGCTGTTTTAACTCCAATTTTTGGACAGCCAGAATAACCATCAACGATGTCTCCTGCTAAGGCTTGAATATAAAAATTACGATCAGCTTCTTCATTAGTGATCTCTACAACTTCACCATCTATTAAGTGTTTTGCAGGTATGGTGCGTAGGTCTTTGTCCTCGCTCCATATAATATTGTCTTCAAAACTAGTCGCATAAATACCTAAGACATCATCAGCTTCTAGTTGTCTCATCGACTCACCATTGTGATGAGTTCTCAGATATTCTTTGGCATAGTTGAGAAGCATAGGTCTTCTTTGACCAGTGCGATTTGCTTTATAAGTAGGAGAGACTTGCTCCTTCCTAAAGTTTCTTGTGTCAGACAGAGCAGTTAAAATATCTTTTGTCTTTGCCTGATTTTTAAGTTGAGAAATAAAATGGTTTATTCCTTCCTCAATCTCATTCTCATAGGAGTGCATAGTCCATAGACCATCACCCCAATCAATAGGTCTTTCACAAGCTGAAGCGACCTTGTAAGCCACGATGTCACCATCGATAAGCAGTTGCATATGATTCTCCATTTTCTGAGTGTGAATAGTGTACACTATTCAAAGAACAAATCAAGAACATCTTAAGAAGTCTTAAGTGTTAGTGATTTAATTAGTGAGATAGCTTGAAGTTTATTTATCTTAAACCACTCACCTAATTGAACACCTAACTTCGCAGCTTCTTTGTGTGCGATCTCTTCCAACTTCTTTTTGTCAGTTGTGTATTGTTTAGCTTCAATATGATAATCTCTGAAAGGTGATGATGTTTGATAATTAGATAATCTATCATCAGCATCTACTGCCATTCCTATTTTTACCCAACCTGCCCAAGCAGGATTTGTGATAGCGTAGATGTATCCTTCTTTTATCTGATTAAATGCTTTGATTGTTTTTGTGTTAAGTGTTTTAGCTTTTCGTCTTAAATAATATTG